CTATCTCGCCCAGAGCTCCTGTTCCTATTCCTCGCCACGTGTCGCCATTACCCAAAGCTGTGGGGTCGGCCAGAGTTGTTGCTAATAGCCCAGAATCCATAAGTTTTTTGATGTATATTGTCGATTTGAAGTTGCTGAAATACTCCATGTAGTGTGAGTTTTGTGGCTGAATGTATGATGCCCAAAAGTCAAAGAATGTTCTCTCAAGCATCGAGTTTGTGCAAATGAAGGTGAATTTCACTGTGTCGTGTGAACGTGCATACGGCAGCTTCATGTGTTTGCCGTGTCGGTAAATTTCTTTAGTTAAGAACTGAAGTCCGGGAATAGATGCTTTTTCCACCATCATGGCAAGAGGAGCACCCGTTAACCACCTAAGTGCTGTCGTGGCATCCAGCCCCAAGGCTCCGCCTACCGCCCCTAGAGAGGCTGCGTTTCTAGAGGCCGCGTTTGAGCCTTCTTTGATCCAAGAAAACATGCTCTGAGGTGGCAAAACAACCGCAAGGTATTGAGTGGGTAAAGCCGGGCCACCTAACACGCTGAGAAGTCCATTCATCACTTTTGGCGAAAACGCTAATGACATATTACTTTCCCAAGTTGCGCTTTATGATTAGCCTAGACTCTTCCCACACTTTTCGTTTTGTATTTTTGCCACCAGCACCAGTCAAAAACTTTTCTGACGGCAAAAACAACGCTATGTCCCACATTTCAGGCTCGATGATTGATATGCGGTCAGACATTCGGGAGTATAAGTAGCGTTTGATGCATGGTCTGTAGTATTTCATGGTTTGCTTTTTGAGTAGCTGCTCGTAGCGAATCTTGATGACATGCTTAAAGTTTGTTTTTCCTAAGTATTTATACAGCATACTCATGAAGAAGGCTCTGTCTACGGGTCGCAAGTAGTGAAAGTTGATTCCTAAAAAGCCATCGTGATACAGATCGAGCACCAGCGTAAGTGGGTACAGATCGTAGTATGGAAGAGTGGTCTTGTTTATCGGCACATACTTGAAGGCTATTATTTGACCAGGAAACGAGAAAGCCTTTTTTCGAGAAGTCTCGTATATTTCTAGAGGATTCTTCTCTTGCTCTTCTATGATGTCTGTCTTTTGTCGGAACCATTCCAGCGCCTGAATCGTTCTCTCTTTGAACTTGGGGCTCTCTGCTTGAAGTTTTTCTACAAGTTCAGTGAACGGATCTTTGGGCTCATGCACATCGGCATGCTTCTTTTTGTCTTTTGTTGAATCGTGATCCATCGTCTATTTAGCTACTTTCCAAGAATTTTGATGCCGAGTTGCGATAGTGTGTCTTCGGTCCATACTTGAAAAATTTCTCCTCGACAAAGTGCGTATGACTCGGCCGCTTTCCATTTTGCTTGATTTTTGACGTAACTCAACACCTCAGTGAGGTATTGTTTCCTATGTCGCTTCTGCTTAGACTTCTGCTCGGGCGGCACCGTTTGCTTTTTTGGTTTTAGCTCCACGATGTATGTTTGGTTGTTGCTGAATCTGATGTGGAAATCGACAAAATATCGGTGTGACTTGTTATCGGTCGGGCATAAATATGGAATGCAAAGCTCTTCGGATGACCATTCGGTGATGTTGGGGTTGTTGTCACACCACAGCATTACTGATAGCTCCCAAGAAGATCGATAGAAGACCTCGGCTGCGTTGCCTTGATACTTTTTGATGTTCTTAACCTTAAACTTGCCCTGATACATATATGTCCGGATCTGGATTCAAAGAGTTTGTTCAAAAGATGGGCTTGGAGTTGGCTTCTGGTCTTCCTAGAACTCAAGAAGATAAAGATCTTTTGAAGCCTCCCAACTCTTCATCCCGCGCAATTATTTATCCAGAAGATCTATTTGATCACGGCGCACAAGCTTTTATCTTTTTTAACATACGGTCCACTGAAGCAGAAGACTTAGCGCCAAGTTATGGAAGCATTTGCTTATACATGCCGCCTACGCTTCGTGTGATGTATCAGTCAAAATGGACTGAAGTGAGTATGCCCCTTACTCGTCTAGCGGAAATATCATCAACGTTTGGTGGGATGAAACAGGCACTAGAAAATCTAGTTTCTGCAGGAACAATAGATGGCGTTCCTCTCGCCGCGGGAATGCTGGGAGATCTCACAGACCTAATCAGTCTTATGTCAAATGATGGTATCCAAGGTGCTGCCTCAAATCAGAATGCCCAGCTTTTAGTACACAATATATTTGCCAAGTATAATCCATCATATGCGGCAGAAATTAGGCGCATGATAGGAAAATCAGGTAAGTTAGGATTCACAACAGGAAACTCAGCAGCAGTTAATCCTTTTGCCGCTCTCACGTATGAGCACCAGCACTTTCGAGAAGTGCAGTTTCAATTTGATTTGTTTGCGCGTTCACAACAAGAAGCAACAGCCATACGAAGAATCATCAAGCTATTCAAATTGGCATCGCACCCTGCCGTTGTAAATTCAGGAAACTTATTCTACGATGGTGCGTTTGCATTTGATATATTTTTATTCTCACCTTCTTCCGATAACATGTTCAACATGAAAAAGTCGGCACTCACTCAAATAGAAGTAGACTACTCTCCATCGCAGATGGCGCCATCGTTTCATAAAGATGGGCATCCAACTAACATCACGCTTGGTTTGACGTTCAAGGAACTCAGTCTGCTCACTCGCGGCGACATTTACGACAACTACTAATCATGAAACACTTTGAGTATTATCCACAAATACAGTATTCTAACAACATCGCAACCAACATCATGGTGAGAGCCAAGTTGCGAGATGCCGTGGTGGGAAAAACCGCCCTGTATTACACATATACAGTAAAAGATGGACAAACAGCAGAGAATGTTGCTGATAAGTACTACGGCTCGCCTAACATGGTATGGGTGATTTACTATGCAAACAACATCTTTGATCCTATATTCGACTGGCACCTAGAACACACTGCGTTTCAGAAATATCTGGTAGAAAAGTATGGAAGCTTGTCTTCGATCATGACACTATACAGAACAGACGGCTCGTTGAATTTGGACTCCATATCACACTACGTCGAGACAGACCTCAGCACAGGACTAAAGTACATAGTTGACAAAAAGACATATCTACAAAGAAAGAGTCAGATTGAGTATTACAAAGCTCAACTTCAAAATAACGCAGTAGACACGAGTATCTTAAGAACACTTAATCCCATCGAACCAGTGACCATATATGAACACGAACATGCACTAAATGAAGCAAAGAAAGATGTCGTCGTAATTGACAAGGTGAACATAGGAATTCTCATGAACGAGATCCGAAATGTGTTTGACTGAGCATGGCTAAAAATTCAGAGCAACAACTTAGGCAAGAGTACGATTGCGTAATCAATCGAATAGAACTCACGGACTGTCAAAATCGAACATTTGACATCAAGAGTCAGTTTGTTGAGCTGATGTATTCCGAATCTATAGCCGACGTTTCACCTTGGGGAAACATATTCATGGTGGACACCGTAGACTTTCCCACATTGTTGCCGATGATAGGAGAAGAGACTTTGGGTGTGTCTTTCACGCGACAAGAAGTGGCATCAAAAGAGAACAATTTCTTGGGTGGTCAAAAACCTCCAATTGAGTTTGAGATGCCTATATTCCGTATGTATGGAAAGATACAAGAAGGTCAGTCAAGAAAGAGACAGACATATACGCTCGATTACTGCACTAGGTTGCCATTTTTGAACATTAACGCCAAAGTGTTTACAACATTTAAGGGCATGAAGTATTCGGATATGGTGAAAAGCATATATGAAAATCACCTGAAGGAAGAAGGAAAATACTACAAGCCACTTATAGTAGAAGAGACCGAGGGTGCTGCTGACTATCATCTAAACAACATTAAACCCATAGCCGCGATACGGCGTATTGCATCCAAGAGCGTTTCTGCGGAAGGAAACGGAACTGGGTACATCTTTTATGAGGGCAGAGACGCATATTACTTCGTCACTCTGGGAAAGCTAGTTCAAAAAAACCCCATCGCTAAACTAACGTGCGAACT